ATTACAGACCTGTATAACTGGTATCGACATATTTACGGTTCAAATCCTCCATCTAACTACGGTGGCTGGCCAAATAACGTTGGCCTTAATAAAATCATTGATAGTAGCAACAGTACAAATGACGCTGGCCCTTCACGTCCGTTTAATAGATGGTCTCAGCTTCTAGTGCCACTACAAAACAATAAAAACATTGTTCCACCAGCAGCAGTTGCAACTACTACTAACCATAGTAATGTTTCGTATGCAGGTACGTGGTCAGGTTCTGCAACATGTGTTGTTACTGTGTCATGGCCTACTGCACTACAAGCAAGACACTTTTTTAACAGTGGCGGCCAAATACAATTTACATCAGCATTAACTGCAACTTCTGGGTCAGCGCAAGATGCATCGTGGGCAAGTTTATTATCAGTAGCAGGCACACAGAGCTTTGGCGGCCAAACGCCGGCAACTGGCGAAACTCCCGGAGACGGATATAATTGGTTTAGATGCCGATCTACATATCAACAACCGTTTTATACTGCAACAGCATCTTCACCATACACAGCAAACTACTATAGAATATATGCAAGAACTCCAGGGGTTACTAATTCACTCGGAACTGCTTCGAGTATAGAATTTACGTTATTCTTTAATGACGGACACGTTGGATTAGGTGGCCCTCCAGCTCAAGGATCAGTAGGTAGTAATACATACGGTCCGGACGTAGTTGGTCCTGCATCACTCCAAGTTGCTACAACCTCAAGAAAAGCCTCTGGATTTATTAGCTTATACCCGTCAGGCAGCACAGGGTTTAACATTACAACCCCAACTGTAAGCGTCGGAGCAATCACAGTCAGTTAACTTAGTCCACAGCTATACAGCGCATAAATATTATAAGTGCTACTATAACTCGGAGGCTACATGCAAGAACAACTAAAACAAGCATTAGATTTTTCAAAATACAGAGAAACTTTTGCAATTCAACGTAAAACCCTAAAAGAAAAAATTGATGCTAGATTAACCTATGGCATTAATGGCGGAATCTTTAAAATTAATAGAGAACTGATTAACTTTGTTCAAATGCTTATTGGAGCAGAACGAACTGAAGGCGTAGTTCTACTTGACGTTAACAACAATCCTATTCTAATTGATAATTTAGTAGAATTTAAAGATGAAATTTTAGATAGATACATGACATCAACTCTAGAATACTACGAAGAATATCAAAAACTTAAAAAAAGCAGATCAGTTGAAAGTTTAATTGCGGATTAATATGGATAACGGAATTGTAATATTTGCGCATAATAATCGACAGATGGATTATGCTAAAATGGCAGTAGTAGCGGGTGGCCTTGCTAAAAAACATCTCGGCTATCCGGTATCATTAGTAACTGATGACTCTACAGTTGACTATATGAAAACATCTGAGACTTATAAAAACGCTAACAACGTGTTTGACAGCATTATTTTAGTTGATCGTCCGCCCCAATTACAGCAAAGAACTTTCCATGATGGCAAAGAGTTTGAAGTAGCACCTTTTAATAACTCTAATAGGCCTAATGTTTGGGATATTACTCCTTATGAAAGAACACTTATGATTGATTGTGATTATTTAGTGTTCTCAGATACGTTAAACAACTACTGGAATGTTGATCAAGATATACTTATATCACACAAGTATAACGATATCATTGGACAAAGCAGAACAGGCTACCACGATACATACGTTTCGGATACTGGCGTTAAGTTATTATGGGCAACTACTGTAATGTTTACAAAAAACGATCAAACTAAAATATTTTTTAGACTAGTACAGTATATTAAAGACAATTACAAGTTTTTTGCAGACACATATAGGTTTGATTCTAGAATGTATAGGAATGATATCAGTTTTGCAATTGCTAATCATATTTTAAATGGTTTCCAAGACCAAGAAGAATACACATTACCACCAGTATTCTCAACTGTAGACAAAGACATACTAGTTGATGTTAAGAATTCTACTTTACAATTTTTAAGTTCACCTACATTAGGTGAAAACTACTTAGCAGTATCATCAAAAGGCAACGATATTCATATTATGAATAAGAAAAGTCTAGAACGTAATGTTGATAAACTAATGGAGTTGATATGAACTTTGGATATTTAATTGTTGTTGCTACATCAGCAGAACATAACTATGCACAACTAGCATATGCACTTGCATTAAGTATTAAAAATACGCAAAAGCCTGGCTATGACAAAGTTGCCTTAGTGATTGATGATAAAAGCCAAATTGAAAACTTTAATTCGCCTTGGGTATTTGATGAAATTATCGAGTGGGATAAAAAAGGACACTGGGACGGCCGATCATATATGGACGAATTAAGTCCTTGGGAACACACAGTGTGTTTAGATGCAGATATGCTATTTTTTAGAGATTATAGCCATTGGATTGACTATTTTATTAAGAATTCTGAATTATATATTGCTAACACTGCGTATACTTACAGGGGAGAACTAGTAACTAGTGACATATATAGAAGAACATTTACTAAAAATTCTCTTCCAAACTTGTATTCTTTCTTTACATTCTTCAAAAAAGATAGTATACTAGCAGCAGAGTTCTTTATGCTGCAACGTTCAATAATGGATAATCCAAACGAATATATAAACATGTTTTTAAAAGAACATACTCCTAAAGTTATAGGAACAGACGAAGCGTTTTCTATTGCTGCAAAGATTTTAGATATTACAGACGAAATTGCGTACCCTATGCAGTTTCCAAGAGTAGTACATCTAAAAGGCGGAGTACAAAATTGGCCATGGCCGGCAAACAAAGCAACAGATCATGTGGGATATTATTTAAATGACAAGGGTAAACTTAAAATAGGAAGTTATCAGCAAAACGATATTGTACATTATGTTGAAAAAGACAAGGTTACATTAGAAACAATTAATGTATTAGAGGAGTTAGTATGGAAGAGTTAGAAGAATTTATGCCGGACTTTGACGAATGGCTTAAAAACTATGTAGAACCAGAAAGAAAATTTGGTGCAGCATTTGAACCTGATACAGGACAGTTAGTTTGTGTAGGACCGTTTGTAGCAGTACAATTAGAGTACGAACACATTACAGAAATTGATGAAGATATTGCTGTTAAAATTATTGATGGCGAAATTAAAATTTCAAATTGTTTCTTTGACACTAACGAAGGAAAGTTTGAGATTACTGAAGAAAAAGTTCTTAATAAAATTGATGACGTATTACATAGAATTGTTGACAAGCGTTGGACAGACGATTGTAAACCTGATATCTATCTTACATATAATAAAGACGCAAAAACTCTTAAGGTAGAGCTTAGTGAAGAATTTAATGGAACTAAAGTACTAGATAATGAATGGCAGCCCGCTGGAAAACGTAAAATGTTTTGGTCTGGAGAAACTATTTTATCTTTTACAGTCGCTGACTATAATGATCCTCATTTTCCACAACAAATGTTTGATGTTAAACTTGAAGACCTAAATGAAAAATTTGTTGTAATTGACGATGTTGATATTACAGGAAAGTTTAGTATCTTTACTAGAAGATTATTTAAGAACTATGTGCTAGAGGAGATTTAAATGCGAGTAGTCGAGTTTGACATATTCTTTTTAAGCTACGATGAACCGTTTGCTGATTTACACTATGCAGATTTGTGTAATAAAGTTCCGTGGGCAAAGCGTGTACATGGTGTAAAAGGTAGCGATGCAGCACACAAAGCAGCAGCAAAACAAAGCGAAACTGATTGGTTTATAACTGTTGATGCTGATAATATTATATATCCTGAATTTTTAAATCTTGATCTTGATATGTCAAATGCAGAAATTCAAGTATATAGTTGGTGTGGAAAAAACACAATTAACGGATTAAGATACGGCAATGGTGGATTAAAACTTTGGAATACTGAGCATGTTTTAAATATGAAAACACATGAACATGCAGATAGCGAACGTGCCCAAGTAGATTTTTGTTGGGAGACCGGCTATCGTAATTTTCCAGTTACATACAGTGATACAAAGATTAATAGTAATCCCTATCATGCTTGGCGTGCAGGGTTTCGAGAAGGTGTCAAGATGACATTGTTTGATGGATTAAAAGTTCCTCCTATGGAAATTAAAGATAGGATATGGTGGCATAATATTCACAGACTTAGAATGTGGTCAACTGTAGGTTCGCATTGTGAAAACGGGTTAATGGCAATACTTGGTGCAAGACAAGGTACACATATGACTAACTGTACAGATTGGGATCATATTGAAGTTAGAGACTTTGAACTGTTAGGTGATATCTATAAAGAAAAAGCAGAATGCTATGCTCAAGATAATGAAGCCTGTATACAAGAAATAAAACGATTAGGTAATGAAATTAAAGTTAACTTAGGACTCGATTGGGTTTGGCTAGAACCAGACACAAGTAAGTATATGCTTGAACTATATGACGAGTCATTAAATTTAGGACAAACGTACTACAGTAAAAAATATGTATGATATCTTTTTTGTTAGTCTTGGAAAAATAAATGATAGTGCTTGGAGTAAATTCAAAGCACGATTTCCTAACGCACAAAAAATAGATAACTGTGATAGCTTTTCAGTAGTAAACAATAAGTCGTTAACAAAAAACTTTTGGGTAGTTTGGGATTATTTAGAAGTTGCAGATAGTTTTGATCTAACATACAGAGTTACTGAATGGGATAACCAATACATTCATATTTTTAAAAACGGTATGCATTATGACGGAATTTGTTTGTTTCCAAAAAATACAGACATCTCTCGCAACGAATGGAAATACAGATTTTTTACTAACAAAAAAGAAATAGATGTTGTTGCAAGTACACCTGTTGATTATAATATAGTAGCATGTAGTACGTATGAAGAGTTATTAGAAGGCCAGAAAAATAGCACATCAGATTATATATGGGCAGTTCCGTCTGATGTAAATGTTTTAAATTTTCCTACGTATCAAGTACCAACATGGGAAAAAGATACTGTACATATTTTTAAAAACGCAACGACCTATGACGGTGTGTTTATTTGTCATAAAAATAATGTAGTATCAAAAAGAGAGTTTGAGCATAGGTTTTTTATTAACAAAAAAGAAATAGATATTATTGTAAGTAATCCTTCTCCGTTTCAAATGTATCAATTAGAGTCATATCAAGATTATGTAAATGCATTATCTTCTTGCAAACTTGATATGTTTTGGGGTGTGTACACTAATCTAAATGTTAATTTTAATTTTGATTATTACATTCCTAAATATGATAGCTATCATAGAAAACTTACACACGTATTTCTAAATGGAATTCACTATGACGGTGTTGTACTATTTTCAAAAGAGCGTCCAGTTACAGAGCGTGAATTTAATTCTAGATTCTATACAAACAAAAAAGATGTAAATATTATTTCAAGTACTCCAGAGTTGTTTGACATTGTTTTTATTAGTTACCAAGAACCTAATGCAGAAAAAACGTTTGCACAACTGCAAGATCATATTAGATCAGTTAACCCTAAGCTAAAATTAAAACGTGTACATGGTGTAAAAGGAATTCATCAAGCACACATTGCAGCAGCAAGGTTATGTAGTACAAATATGTTTTGGGTAGTAGATGGTGATTCTCAAATAGTATCTAATTTTAAATTTGATTACACAGTTCCGTATTGGGATCAAGATATGGTACATGTATGGAGAAGTAAAAATCCTGTTAACGACTTAGAATATGGCTATGGCGGCACAAAGTTATTACCAACTCAAGCAGTACTAGATATAACTGATACAACTACAGATATGACCACAAGCCTTTCTTCCAAGTTTAAACCAATGCCAGAAGTAAGTAACGTTAGTGTATTCAATACAGATCCTTATAGTACATGGAAAAGTGCATTTAGAGAATGTTGTAAATTAGCTAGTAGAGCCATTAACAGACAAGAACATTCTGAAACAGATGACCGCTTAGATGTTTGGACAACTGAAGGATACGAAAGACCATTTGGTAAGTTTGCAGTAGAAGGAGCAATTGCAGGCCGAAAGTACGGAATTGAAAATAGTAATAAGCCAGACAATTTACGTAAAATAAATGATTTTAATTGGCTACAGGAACAATTTGATGCAAGATAAAGATAGAATAGAACAGTTTATACCTATTATGGACGCATTAAGTCCTACGTTTTGTATGGCTAAATGGCACCACACAACTATATATTTAGGCACAGGTGAAACACACAGTTGTTATCATCCTGCTCCCCACAAGATCCCATTAGAAGAATTAAAAGATAATCCTAGTGCATTACATAATACAAAACAAAAGAAATCCGAACGTCAAGCAATGATGAACGGTGAAAAGCCAAGTGGTTGTCAATACTGCTGGAATGTTGAATGTATGGGCAAAGACTATATTAGTGACCGTAAAGAACGTAATGCAAGTATCTATACACCAGAACGTTTTGATGCTATTAAAGAAGATCCTATGGCAAACGTTAATCCGCAATATGTAGAAGTTAGTTTTGGTAATGAGTGTAATTTTAAATGCGGTTATTGCCATCCTAAGCATAGTAGTGCATATTATAAAGAGATTGAACAAAATGGTCCTTACAGTATGGTTAAGAATCATAGGAATGATATTGATTGGTTTGAAATACATAAAGACGAAGAAACCAATCCTTATGTAAAAGCATGGTGGGAATGGTGGCCTGAACTACGTAAGACATTAACTATTTTGCGTATTACTGGAGGCGAGCCTTTACTACAGCAAAGCACATGGCGTATGTTTGACGAGTTAGAAAAGAACCCATGTCCTAATTTAGAACTTAATATTAACACTAACTTAGGTGTTAAGCCAATTCTTATTGAACGTTTTACTGATAAAGTAAACAGTCTAGTAAGCAAAGGCTGTATTAAAGACTTTAAAATATTTACAAGTATGGACACTTGGGGTAAACAAGCAGAGTATATTAGAACAGGACTAGACTTGGAGTTATGGGAAAAGAACCTAGATACCTACATGACTAAGACTAATATGCCATTAACATTTATGATTACATTTAACATACTAACAGTAACTAATTTTAGCAAACTGTTAGAAAAGATTCTAGAATGGCGTGTAAAGTATAACAGTGATGATCAAACTAAATGGCAGCGTATTAGATTCGACTCACCATATTTAAAAGAGCCGTTGCAGTACGACATGAATATTTTGCCTAAAGACAAATTTATGCCTTACATGAAACAGCACTTACAGTATATTGTTGATCACCAAGATGATAAAGATAGACACAAGTTTAGTGAATTAGAATATGAAAAATTCCGTCGTGTTGTTGACTATATGGAAAGTACACATTATACTGTTGAAAAATTGACAGAAGGCCGCAGAGATTTTTATCAATGGTTTACTGAATACGATCGTAGACGTAATGTAAACTTTGTAGAAACATTCCCGGAGTTAGAGGAGTTTTACTTTGACTGCGCCGGCGTCTAAAACATTTTGCATATTGCCTTGGGTACATGTGTATGCCAACCCTGATGGTAACGTGTTACCTTGCTGTGTAGGCGATTATCGATTGCCGATGGGCAATATTCAAAACTCTACATTAGAACAAACGTTTAATAATGATAAGTTTAAGACTATGCGTAAGAACATGCTGCAAGGAAAAAGTTGCAAAGAGTGTTCGGCATGTTATCGTGACGAAGCTGACAACAATGATAGTTTTAGAAAATCATCAAATTTACAATTTGAAAAATATATTCCTAATGCACTAACCAACACAAATGATGACGGATCACTTGATGATTATAAATTAAGGTATTTAGACATTAGATGGAGTAACATCTGTAATTACAAATGTCGTTCATGCAGCGGCACATATTCATCTAGTTGGGCAAAAGAAGAAGGTAAGAAAAATGTGTTTACCTTTGCAGGCGGAACTTCTAATGACAATCTATACAATCAGTTTTTGCCACACTTTGATACTATAGAAGAATTTTATTTTGCAGGTGGCGAACCGTTACTAACAGATAAACATTATGACATTTTAGAATATCTTATTAAGCATAACAGAACTGATGTAAAGCTACGTTACAACACTAATGTTTCTGTATTAAAGTATAAAAATAAAAATATATTAGATTTGTGGAAACAGTTTAGTAATGTTTATATTGGCGCAAGTTTAGATCATTACGGTAGTCGTGCTGAATATATTAGAAACGGTACTGATTGGAAAAATGTAGAAACTAATATGAGAAAGATACGTACTGAAACTCCACATATTAGTTTACAAACCAACACTGTAGTATCGTTGTTTAATGTTTCTACACTACCAGAATTTATGCATTACCTTGTTGATAACGAGCTTGTTAATGATAATTATGATCCGCTCTTTTATAATATTTTAAATCCTGACTTTTATAGCTTTGATGTATTACCAGAAGAATTTAAAAAACAAACTGTAGAAAAATTATTAGAGTTTAACAACGAACAGAAAAATGTAAACTTGCAACCTGTAATTAACGGGTTAACATCTGCTACATACAAACCAAACCTTGTAAGTACGTTTTTACAAAAAACAGAACACTATGATATAATAAGAAATGAAAATTTTAATAAAACATTTCCAGAACTAGTAGGATTATTTCAATGATGCATTTTTACTTTGATACTCTTGACGAAGAAACTTCAAATTTAGATTATCTATCAACTACTCCTAAAACAGATTTTTACTTAACGTCTAACGGTACAGTTATTAAACAGACTTTGCGTAAAATGAAAAGACCTGTTTCAGAATTAGTTAATTGCGAACACACCCCTGGCATATATTATATTGACGTTAATGGTGATCCTTGTTGGTGGACTGGGTTGTCAAGTGTGCATAACGGCCCAACTGATATTTTTACTAACTTACCTGAACATATAGTTGATTATGTTAAGAGAGGCAAACTTAGACTAGTAATAGGTGCTGATAAAGAAGGTGGCCCGTTTCAGCATAAAGCACTCGGTGACGGGTTTGCTGCAATTACTAAATCAGCAATTGCAAGGGGATTGCCGCCACTGTCAGTCTATATTATGCAAGGTAGTCAGCTAGTAGTACAGCACTACGAAGAATGGTTAGAAACTAGTGGAAGTGTGAGAATGTTTGAAGTAGCATATTCTAATCACTTTTTAAAAATATTCTTAGACGGAAATTTACCTTATAAGCCTCTAATCCAAGCTGCTATGTATGTAGACAATGCTAAATCGTTTAACAGTCTTAATAGAGTGCATAGACCTCACAGAGCTGCACATGTAACAGACTTAGGAATTAAAGGCCTACTTGACGAAGGTATTGTAAGTTGCAACGAAGTAAAAGAAGGCGAGGATCTAAGAGCTGAAGAATTAATAGGCAAAGAAAACTACGCAAGACATCATGAGTTTACTCCTAGGTTTATAGACGGAGACTGGAGCACAAACAATGCAGCAAACTCGTATAACGCAACAGTATATTCTGATACACTGTTAACAGTAGTAACTGAAACAATTTATTTTGATAATAGCGTATTTTTAACTGAAAAATTATTCAAACCTATTACAATGGGACATCCGTTTATAGTTCTTGGATCTAGAGGAACACTTGCAGGATTGCGATCTTTAGGGTTTAGAACAGATTTTAATTTGTTTAGTAAGCCCTATGATTTAATAGTTGACCCGATTGAGCGATTTCGTACTGTACAACAAAATTTAATTGAATGGATTGGTCTTAGTAAACAAACAAAAGTAACCAGATTGCTAAGAGCATTTCCTGCTGTTCAACACAACTTTACCCATGCAAGAATGAAAGACTTTTATACAGATGCTATTGTAGCTTGTACTGATTCAGCGGAGAAATACTTTGAAAAACTTTAGTGATTATAAACGTTGCTTTACATTTGGGTGTAGCATAACTAGATATAGATGGCCAACTTGGTCAGATATAATTAAACAAGAAATTCCTTCTACTTATAATTTTGCACAAAGCGGCGCAGGCAATTTGTTTATTGCTAATAGTATAACTGAAGCAAATTTACGTTATGAATTTAATAAAGATGATCTTGTAATTGTAATGTGGAGTTCAATATCAAGAGAAGATAGGTACCTTGACAATACTTGGATAACTCCTGGTAACATTACATCTCAAAATTTTTATAGTGCCGAGTGGGTTGACAAATGGTATGATGCTAGATTTTATTTACTACGAGATCTTGCATTAATTGAATCTACTAGACAAGCTATGAAAGCTATTAATACAAATTTTCATATGTGGACTATGACAAAATTACCTATAGTTCCTGCAGATCAATATAAGCAATCAAAGCCAGACACTGACATTCAAGAACTATATAAACACACTATTGCTGATTTAAAGCCTAGTATAGTTGATACTATCTATCATGGCCAATGGCCAGTAACTCCAATTAAAGGACACGGAAAACATAGTCAGACTGCTGACTATCATCCTACACCTAAAGGACATGTAAAATACATAGAAAAAATGCTACCTACTCATCGTGTTACTTCTAACATGACAGAATATGCACATCAATCTGACATGAAAGTGCGTGAAGCAAAATCTTTTAAAGACTTAGAAACTTGGTGGAATGAACACAATAACAAGCAAAGTAGATTATAATGGCCTGTTTAAATTCTAAAGATTTATTTTATCTACAAACATACAATTCAAATAATCCTAATAAGATTCCGATGGATAGTAATCCTGCTGAAAATGCAAAACTAAAACTTAACTTAGATTACGTGTATATACAATTTTCTGGCCCAAACAGTTTTGAATGTTATCCGTTAGATACTATTTTAGATCAACACACTATTCATGAATTGCAGATTAACAATATATATTTGGTGTTAGATAACTCGTTAGAATACTTCTACGAAAGTGTAGATGCAATATACAAACACATAGTTAATAAGTACAACATTCCAGCAAGTCAAGTTGTATTCTTGTCAGGTGTGCCAACTATGTTACGCTATACACTAAGCTATTGTAAAAAGAATAATGCTGAACAAATTAAAATTATGTGGTATAGCTTGTTTGAAACAACCGGTAAAGATACTATACGACAACGAAACGCTCTACCAACGTTAGAAAAGAAACGTAAGTATACTAAAAAGTTTCTTAATTTAAATAGAAGATGGAGATTGCATCGTCCTTTATTAGTTACAATGCTATATGATAGAGGATTATTAGATGAAGGGTATGTTAGCCTAGCACCATCAGATGATCGTAGAGAGTGGAAACAAATATGGAATTGGTTAAGTAAAAAACATTATGGCCACAAAGAAATTACTAAGATATTAAAAAGATCTGAAGGAGTGCAGCAGTTGCCTCCTATGTATCTTGATGAGAAAGATTTAGTTACTAATAGAGCAGAACACCAACCTTCAATTGAATCTTACTATCAAGAAACATTTTTTAGTGTAGTTAGTGAAACTACATTTTATGAAAACGTGCCATTTCTAAGCGAAAAAATATTTAAAACTATTGCTATGGGTCATCCGTTTATACTTGTAGGTTCACCAAATACGTTACAGTATCTTAAAAAATTAGGATATAAAACGTTTGCTCCGCACATTAACGAGCATTACGATTCGATAGAAGATCATGGTGATAGAGCTATTGCTATTGTAGATGAAATTGAACGGATATGCAAATTAAATAAAACTGAATGGCGAGAATGGATGTCCAAAGTACGCCCAATTGCAGAGCATAATTACAAGGTATTATACCGTAGACAACAGCTTATAAAGCCTATGAATTAGGTGCCTAAGACGTATTTTAAGCGTCATACAGCGTGTTTAACATGTACTACTAACACTTAACGCTCTCTGCTTAAAACCAGGCTTAAACGGTCTTTTAAGTATATTTTGTAAATATATACAGTTATTTGAAAAGGAAAAATGTAATGAAAATTGGATTCATAGGACTAGGCAAATTGGGGTTACCATGCGCTGAAGCTATTGCTCAAAAAGGACATAACGTTTCTGGATATGATACTAGAGAAGTTACAAGTAATTTAGTAACAGTACATTCGTCAATATCAACAATGGTTAAAGATCGAGATATTGTTTTTGTAGCAGTACCTACACCTCATGATCCTTCATATGATGGTAGAGCACCAACAGCACATTTAGAACCTAAAGATTTTAGTTATGACATTGTAATAGATGTACTAAAAGAAGCAAACGCTAATATGAGCAAAGACCAATTACTAGTCCTTATTAGCACAGTACTACCAGGAACAACAAGAGAAGAATTTGTACCTTTAATACATAACACACGGTTTGTATACAACCCATACTTAATTGCAATGGGTACTGTTGCACACGACATGGTCAATCCAGAGATGGTAATGATTGGTACAGAAGA